CGTTCGTCATTTCTGTCTCTCCAGCGGGTCCGTATCGGCCCTGTCATTCTTCTACGCGCGTTTGTGGCCAATGGCAACAGTCCGCACAAAATTATTTCCGCGCCAAAGCCTCGCCAATCGCAACGACCGTGCGCGCTTGGTCAACATAGATGCGACGAATGTCGGCAACCCGCGCGACGCTCCAGCCCATGATGCCTGCGATCGTTTCGTCGGTTAGCCCAGCTAGGCAAAGCTCGGTGCAGAATGTGCCGCGCAAGTCATGCAGCCGCTTGCCGACTATGCCCGCCGCGTCTCGATGCGCGTTGAACGTGCCGGTTAGTCCTGATTCCGTCCAAGGCTTGCCGCGACTGTTGACTAGCGCGGTCGTCACGCCGGGCGCGCGGTATCGGGTGCGAAGATCGGCCAAAAGATCGGCCAAGGCTGGCACGCTCGGCACGGTAACAACCCGCTCGCCGCCGCTCTTGCCGGTGCGCCACAAAACGGAATACTCGCCAAATGCCGACAAGGGCAGCTTGACTAGATCCCCGCGACGCAAGCCGGTGAATCGGGCAAGGTCTAGCGCGTCCTGTAGCTGCACCGGGAGCGTCGGGCGCAATAGGGCAATGTCCTCTGGCGTCCAGACAATCGCCGCCCGGTTGCCGCCTTTATATAGGTTCGGAATGCCATCGGCGACGTTCAACGCAAGCCGCCCCTGCACCCTGCCCCAACCTAGCAGCCCGCGCAGCACAGTGACGTGATAGTCAGCCTTGCGCGGCGTCGCGGCCATGCTCTTGCGCCATGCCATGATGTCGGCACGAAAGCGGCGGTCATCGACTGCGCCCATGGGCGCTTTGCCGAATTGCCGCCCGATGTTGTCCAGGCACCGGCTCCACTCGTTGCGCGTCGTCGTGGCGAGGTTCGACCATTCCGGCGACGTGCGCCAATCTGCGATCAGCGCCGCCAGCGTTTCGGCGGGTGCGGCTAGGCGGCGCTGTTGCGCTTCTAGGTATGCGGCGACGGCTGCGGGTGTTAGGCGCGGCTTGGGGCCACCTTCAACGCGCATGATCTGCGGGCCACCTCGCCAAGCGTAGAAAAAATGAATGCACGGCTTGCCCGGTCGGCGCTTTAGGACATAGGCGACACCGGCGAGGCTCATTGCGCACCCTTTAGCTTCTGCCAGCGGTCATAGTCCGACGACACGCCGGGCTTATTCGCTGGCAGGATCGTGATAGTCCCGTCCAATGTCAGCGAAAAGCCCCGGTCGTCATAGCCCAGGTCGCGGACATACTGCGCCGCCGTCTCAAGCGCTGTGCGGGAGGGGATGCGAGCCTTACTCATCGCGCGCAATCAGTTCACGCAGCGCGGCGAGGGCGGCGGTGGCGTTATAGCGGGCCTCTTTGCGGTAGCCCGCCGTCACCGGGCCGCACTTGTCGTCGCCAAGCCCCATAAACAGTATGGGATGCCAAGCCCGCGCCACCCGCTCTACAGCCTCATCCCCTGCCAGCACAGCCTTAACCCGCGCCAGTTCGTCGGCGGCGTCTAGGAGCGCGGGGGCGGCGTTGTGTAGGGCTGTGGAAAACGCGCGCTTGTCCACAAAAAAGCCCGCCGTCGCAGCCCCATGCAGCCGCCGCAGTTCGGCAATATCGACAGTCATCACTTCCTCCCAAACAGCCGCGCCCAAAACGACCGGCGCGCAAACGGTGGTGCGATCAACGCGGCAAGGCGCTCGCGGTGGTCGCGGTGGGGGGTGTAGGCGTGCGGGGTCATGCTGCTGTTGCCTTGGCGATGGCTGCATCAATCGCGGCAATGCGACGGTCGCGGCTATCGTCGGACGGTGGGTGGCGGAGGTCGTTGCGATACTGGTATGCGAGCGCTAGCAAGTCGGGCAACGCAGCAACCAAATGCGCGTTTGCTTCACCTTCATCGGCCCAAGGCTTTTTTGCCCAACTGCCGGACGGGGTAATTCGGCATTCCAAAATGGGATAACCCATGCCGCGCGTCGTGCTGTCGTCAGGGTTGCACGCGCCCCATACCAACGTTGTTCCTTCTTCAACGCGCCAAGGCCCCGGTGTGTGTGCTGTCGTCATCCTTCATCCTTCCATATAACGCCGCGCTCTGCGGCTTAGGCTGCGGCGGGGTCGTAACCGTCGCCGTCCAGGCCGGGCGCGTCCGCATCGAGCGCAACGATGCCGCTGAGGAACGACTTCTTCAAAGCCGCAACCGCGTCGATTTCATCGGCGAGCGTCTTCAAAACGCCGCGCACCTTTTCCAACCCGGTCGCGCGCTTTGCCATCAACTGGTCAAGCTCCTCCCGCGTTTCGGCGGCGTCGATCAGGGCGAGGGTCTTGCGCGCCCAGTCGCGGGTGGCGGCTTCCTTGTCCTCGTTAGACGCCGCCCCGGTTGACTGCCCGGCGTCGGTTGAGGGGGTTACAGCAGCGGCGTCGGGGAGTGACGCGGCGGGGGTGTTGGCGCGCTGTTGCAGCGGCTTGACCGTAAACAGCTTGCGGTTCTTCTTGTTCTCGGCAAGCGCCAGCGTGATAGGGCCGTCGATGTGGCTCATGTGGCTGATGCGGATGCCGCCGACCTTCATTCCGGCCCAAAGCACATCAGGGTCGCAATAGAGCGTCATCGACCGGCCTGCATACTTGGCGCTGTCTGCGCCCCATGCCGCCACGAGGACGCGCGACATCGACTTGCACGGGCGAAACACCTTGTTGTCGCCTTCGATCTTGACGGCAACCGGCTGCTCGGTGCCGGGCTGGACGTTGACGGCGGCGACCTTCACGGTGCGGCTAATGCCGACCAAATCGCCCGCGTTGATCTGGTCGCTCTTGGCAACGATGACTTGTGACATATCGGACATCAAAACATCTCCTGTTCAATCTTGCGCTCGGTCGCGATGAAGCGCCGGGCCTTGGTGTTGGCGTGAAAGTCGGCGATCACGGTCGCAACCTGGCGCTCGAATGTCGCCGCCGCTTCGATGATTGCCGCGTGAATTGCGGGGTCGGGCTCAACCCGGATGACAGCCATCGGCAAGCCACCGCTGTAGCTGATAAAGTCCAGCCACTCGCGCCCGGTGACAAGCAGGCCGGTCTGGCACTGCATGACGTGCTCGTCTGGCACGGTGCCGGATGCGATAGTCTGGACTTGGTATTTCTGGCGACGTGACTTGCCTTCGATCAGGCCGTCATCGCCGATCATGCCGTCCGGTGAATAGCCGAGCGTAAAACCCCATTCGTCATTGGTGACAAAGCCGACTTCATGCACCGGCGCGTAGTGCTTGGCATACAGGGCGCGCGCTTCGATCTCGTCAACGTGGCCGCGCAACATATCATCGCTGATGTAATGCGGCTCGACATAGCCGGTGATGCGCTGCGCTGCGATCTCGAACACGTGCGCGCGGCTCTTGTCGTTGTTGGCGACTTTGAGCGTCGGCGTGATGATGTGCTTGATCTCGCTTGCCGTCAGCAAGCCGCACCGAGCCGCAAGCCATTGCTCGCTGCCCTGGTCGAAGCTGTCGTGAAAGGTGATGGTCACCAAGTCATCTCCTCAGCTTCCGACAAGTCCCGCGCTGTCGGCGCAACCCGCGCGGCGATCTCGGCGCGCTTGCGAAACAGGCTGACGCTTGCCTTGGCGAGTGCCGACGAAAGCGCCGGGTCAACCTCTGACACGCACACATCGCCTTCGTGCATGGTCACGCACCAATGCGCGCCAAGGATGGGGCAGTTGATGCGGGCGGTTTCGAAGCGACGCACGCCGTCCGGGATGCGGGCGAGGATGGCGTCGGCTAGTTGGCGGTCGCTAATCATGCGCCGCGCTCCAGTTCGCGACCGCGCTTGATGGCGGCAAGGGCGACCGAAACGGTGTGTCCGTCGTCGTATCTTCCAGCGTAATAAGCTGACGCAATACCCTCATCGGCACCGAGCGCCTTTTGCATGGTCGCCGCAATCTTCCGCGCCTCCACCAAATCCGGGTCAACAGGCGGCTGCCAGTTCAGTTCGCGGAGTGTGGCGGCGATGGCGCGCTGGTCGGGGTCGGTGTCGTAATCGCCGCGAAGAATGCGCGTGACCAAAAGTGCCACATCGCCGTCTTTGCCGTGTTCTTCCGCGCTGCGCCGCCGCGCTTCGACCGTGTAAATATCAGGCTGTGTCATGCGTCAAACTCCAAACAAAAGAGCAAAAATCCACATCACAAGCAGCGCCTCTGCGGCGCGGTGGAGGTGCGCGCGGGTCATGCGAACAGACCGGCGATGAAGTGCCAGACGGCGCGGCGGGCGTCGTCGCGCGCCCTCCGCTTGCCAACCCGCGCCGCCTCAGTCGTCAGCGCGTCCAGCCAGTCCGCAGGCTTGGGATATGCGCGCTCAAGCCAGTCGGTTGCGGCGTCGTGGCTGTCGATCGACACGCCGTCTTCCGAGAAGGCGTCAAACAGCGCATCCGTGCCAGCGTCGCCAATCGTGTCGTGGCCGAGATAGTGCGCCAGTTCACGCAGGCAAAAGACCGTGACGGATGCGTCCAGCGTGTCGCCGAACATGTCGTCTGCGGTGAATTGGTCGCCTTCAAAGCGGGCCTGGAGCCATCCGGCATGGGCGTAATCGCGGACGGGGCCGAGGTAGAGGCGGCTCATGCTGCCACCTGCTTGGCCAGCGGGCAAAGCACCGAACCTGCGACAGTGTAGTCAAACAGGTCATCGGTGCCGTCCTCGGTGACAACATTCCAAAGCGCGCGGATCTGGTTCGTCGTGCCAGCGGCGCGGATGGTTGCGGAAAGCAGGCGGGCATAGCCACCCGGATTGCCCGCCAGCAGATGCTGGCGAGCAGTAGCAACCGATGCCGCGTTTGATTTGGTAAGAGAGAGTGCCATCGAGGCTTCCCCGCCCCGATCACCGGCTGGCCTATCCAGCAGCGGCGTCGGGGTGTGGGGTCTTTATGGGACAATCCGTCCCTATGGTCAAGGACAATTTGTCCCGACTGTGTATTTTATTTAATCGGCAGAATCCCGCCGAAAATTGACAGGTCTGGCGATTGGGCGCGGGCGATAGCCGCCGTTATGCTCGTGGCCGGTGAGGACGTAGCAGGGGTCACGATCTACGGTCAGCGCCAGTCGTTCGATAAGATAGTGCGGCAACGGCGAGCGCGTCTCATACTTCTTATAACGCTCAAAAGGCAGGTCTAAAGCCGACGCCATCTGCGCCTGGGTCCAGCCTCGCTCGATCCGCAGACGCTTCACCCGAGCGCAAAACGCCTCGTTGAAGGTTGCTTCGTCCGGCCATGTCGTCATGCGCGTATTGTAACCCCGGAACGGAAAATCCGGCGGGGACAAATTGGCCTTGACGGTGGGGACGATTTGTCCCATTAATCGGCCATGGACACAGCAACACTTGATTGGCCTTTGGTCGATAGCGCAGCAGCCGCACTAGGCGCTGGCAACGAGGCAAGGCGCAAATGGCGGCAAGCTGGCAGGCGCGTTCCTGCTGACTGGCGCATCCGCATTGCCGAACACCTGACCGCGCAAGGCGTCGCGGTTGCGCTGTCCGACTTTGACCGGCTGCCGACTTCGACGCGGCGCGCCGCATGACTTCTTCCAACCAATACCGGGCGACCACCGCCCGCGTATCTCGTGGCGCTCCCCCCTGCCGCCACGATGACACTACCCGCCCGGCTTGCAGCCTCACGGCTCGCCGGGCGGGGTTTTTCGATCTGGGGGCAAATCAACATCATGACGGGGTGAATACGCTATGAACGCCAGCAACGTCTTACCGAAACCGCAGCCGCTAACGGAAAGCGATTACCGCCGACTGTTGGCAAAAGGCATCGCCCGCGTGACGGGCAACACCGAGGTCGGGCGCTTTGGTATTGCCACCGGATGCGGCGAGAAGACCATGCGGAACGCCCGCGACGAGAAGACCTCGCTGCACGGTGCGACTGCGTTCAATATGTTGCTGCAAGACCCGACCGCGCTTGACGAAATCCTTGCGGCGCTCGGGTTCCGGTTGTCGCCTGTTGAATCGGCGATGGGCGAGGAGGCCCGGCTGCTGTCTGACACGGCGGCGCTGATGGCTATTCATGCGGACGCTCTGGCTGATGGCCGCGTCGATCACGTCGAGGAAGCGCGCATCATCAAGGCGGCGCGCCCGGTGGCTTTGGCTTTGAATGCGCGGATTGCGCGGGCTGGTGTTGCATGAGCCGCCCCCGCCTCCCCAAGCCCGAAGGCTTTGACGCTTTCGCCGAAGACCATGCGGGCGACGAGATCGCACGGCACTTCAAGATCAGCCGCGAGCGCACCAACCGCCACCTGCGCGAAATGCCGCTCGAATGGCGGAAGGCTCGCACCAAGACGCTGCAAATCCGGGCGGGTCGGTGCAGCGTCGCGGCGGCTGTCAAGGCTGCACAGGTCAAGAATACCAAGCCGATCCCCGACGATTTTGTCGAGGTGCTGATGGCTAGTTCCAGGCTGGCGGCAAGTCGTCACTTCAATATGCCGACAAGCACGCTTTACGCCATGTTCAAGCGGCTTCCTGCTGAAACCCAGGCGGCGATCAGCGCGGCGGGTCAAGAGCGCAAGCGCGAGGCATCGGCGCGCAATGCCGTGAAGGCTGCGGCGGCGTCGAAGCGCAAGAAGACGCCGGGGAAAACATCGGGCGTAAATTGGGGCTTTAACAAGCCAACCGACATCGCGCCCGTATCAGGCGGTCTGGCCGCACAAGCCGCGCAACACCTGCGGCGCTACTACGTGCCGGTCTATCGCGGCGACGTGCTGAGCGAGGCGCTCAAGGGCCGCTACGTCGTCGGCAAGATGGCGCTCGATGAAGCGGCCATGATCGAACTGGCGAAGGCGAAGGGCTGGAATCCGGATTCTTGGCGGGTGGCTGCATGACCGACCCCGTAAACAACCCCGCTCACTACACGCAAGGAAGCGTGGAGTGCATCGACGCCATCGAGTCCGCGCTTGGCCCTGACGGCTTTATTTCTTTCCTTCGCGGGCAGGTCATCAAATACACGTGGCGGCTCGGTCGCAAGGATGCCGCCCTACAGGACGCGCAAAAGGCGGCTTGGTATCAGGCCAAGCTGGTGGAGCGGTTGAAGTGACCCCGCGCGCCTCAAACGGTCGGTTTCGCCGCATTGGTGAACGCGAGCGCCGCACACCGCCGCTGCTACGTCTGAAATGCGAGCGTGTCGCCAAGGGCAATCGCACGCGGGCTGCAAAGGCGCGGGCTGTCGTAATGGCGAAGCTGGGCGATCTGCGGCGGGAGTTGGGGCTGTGAAGGGCAACCGCAACTACGCGCTTGGCCGCCTCAAAACCGGCGTGATGAACAAGACGGAAGCTGCCTATGCGGAGTTCCTGGACGCCGAACAGCATCACGGGCGCATTGGCTGGCATCGGTTCGAGGGCGTCAAGCTGCGCCTTGCCGCCAACACTTTCTACACGCCTGACTTTGCCGTCATGGCGGGAGATGGCGTCATGGAAATGCACGAGGTCAAAGGCTTCTGGCAAGACGACGCCCGCGCCAAAATCAAGATTGCCGCCGATCAATACCCGTTTCGGTTTTTTGCCATCAAGGCGAAGTCGAAGCGCGAAGGTGGCGGCTGGCAAGTGGAGGCGTTCTGATGCGCCCGCCATTCGCCCGCCAAGCCGCCCTACAGCGCGCCAAGGACGCCGACGCGAAGTCTGCCGCCTATCACGCTGTCACGGCGATCTGTGAGGCTGTGCAGGCGCGCATCACGGCGCATGGGGCCGATGGCCTCGCCGACTATTGCGCGCAATTCGCTGGCACGTCCAACACCGCGAAAACGGCGATCCTGGGGCTGGTGTTGCGCCAGCTTGGGCGGGACGTTCGCGATGAAGTGCGGGAGGTGTTGCCGCTATGCTGACTGCGCCTCCCCGTTATCAGAATCCCGCGTCGCATATCAGCGTTATCGAGCGCGCCGCGTCGGCTACCGGCTTTGAAGCCGCGTTCATCATCGGGACAAATCGGTGGGAAGTCCTGTGTGAAATCCGCTGCGCCATCATGTTCGTTTTGGAGCGTCGCGGCGTTTCGCATGACACCATTGCGCGCCTGCTGAAACGCGAGCGCAGCACGATCACCACAGGCATTCAACGCGCCGAAAAGTTGCACGCTGCGGGCGGCGACTTTGCCCGGCTTTGCGAGGTCATCAAATGAGCCGGTGGTTCCGCTTTTACGCCGACACGCTCCGCAATCCGAAGGTCATGCGGCTGTCTGATAAGGACTATCGGCTGTGGTCGCGGCTGCTTGCCGTGGCCTGCGAAAATGATGGGAAACTGCCGCCGCTGGACGATCTGAAACTGCTTCTATCAATGCGCTATGACCACCTTAATGAGGGTCTTAATCGACTGATAAGCGGGGGTCTTATCGACGCCTTAGCGACGGGCTATGAACCGCACAACTGGTCAAAGTTTCAATATAAATCAGACACTTCTAACGAGCGTGTCGCCAAACATCGGGCAAAGCGTAACGTTACAGTAACGCCCCCAGATACAGATACAGAACAGAGTATAGATACTAGCGTATCTATACCCCCCATATCCCCCGCCAAGCGGGGGCAATCTTTCGCCCTGCCTGAATGGGTGCCCGAAGCCGAATGGCTGGGCTTTTGCGAAATGCGCCGACGCATCCGCGCGCCACTCACCGACCGCGCCAAGGGCCAAATCGTGCGGCAACTCGAACAGCTACACGCTCGCGGCCATCCGCCCGGTCGCGTGCTCGATCAGTCAACCGCCAACGCATGGCGCGGTGTTTTCGAATTGAAGGATGGAACCAATGACCGGAACCTGGGACGCAACACAGCCACGGCGGGACAGTTTGGGGGAAGTGCTGCACCGGCAAGCGGTCGGCTTGGTGCCGTGCTCGAACTCCTCGCCGAAACCCGCGCCGCGAACGGCAATTAACCCCGACATCATGGAACTGCTTGCCGAACTCGCCGCGCGCTTTCCCAAGCATGGCGATCCGGCTGACGAAAAGCCCCGGCTGCGCTTGCTGGCCGAAGACCTGAGCGAAACCATGTCGTCCGCCGAACTGGCCGCCGCGATCAAGGTGGGGCGCAAGACATGGCGCTTCCTGCCGACGCTTGCCGAGATTGTCGAAGCCGGGGCCGATTACCGCGCCGAACGCCGCGACCGGCAGCGCGAAGCCGAACAAGCGCGACTGGTTGCCGATCTGCACCAGCCGGCCTTGCCAGCCCCGTCTGCCGATCTGGAAGCCGAACGCGCCGCGCTGATGGCCGAAACGATGGCAAAGCTGGACGCGGGTGTCGCCAAGCTGTTGCGCCGCGATCTGGAGCCACCCGCCGAGCCGCTGTCATGGCGCATCATGCGGGAATCCGGGCGCAACGTCTCGCCGCAGCTCGAAGCGTGGCGAGATGAAATGTTCGCCCGATGACCAACCCCCTAATCCGCATCCTCAACCGCACAGTCGAACGGGAGAAACGTATGACCGACGAAGCAAACGACCGCCGCGAAGGTTACTGCGACGGGATCGCGGGCCATCACCAGCCAGACCGCAGCGCCGACTACCGCGAGGCGCGCGAAGACGGGGCCTTTGACCGGCAGATGCTGGCAATGGCGGCTGAGATGAAGCGCAGGGCTGCGCTAACGCTAGCGAGCGCATAATGGCAAACGACACACAACCGCAGCCGTTCAAGTTTCACAGCAAGACGCGCAATAGCGACGGCAGCGTTACAGTCGAATACAGCGCCTCGTTCTGGAACGGCGGCGTTGACGACGAACCGCAAGGCCGGCGTAGCCACAGGATGAAATCAACGCGCTTCCGAAACGGGCGTTGGAACGGCGTCAGCCGCAGCGTGTCGTATTTCGCAGAACTTGAAAAGGCAGCGGCGAACGCTTGAGCAGCGCCGGGCTGCGATCAGATAATTTACCCCTTTACGTAGTGGCACTACGCAAAACCGAGAGGATAGGCGACATGGCAAAGCGAGCGCGCAAGGCAACGCAACAGACCGCAGCGTCTGGCGATTTCACAGACCAGCTACGGCAAGGCGAGGGTTTCACTGACGCCGCCGTCATCCTGGGGCTTGGTGAAACGCGGCGGGTGGCTTCAACAACACGGCGGCGGCAATCGCGGGTGGTTCGCTGGCGTTCCGATGGCTGGATTGACGAACGGGGCGCGGCGTCGATCCTGCGCTTTGAACTGTTGCAGGACGCTTGCGGTTATGGCTCGGTGCGGTCATGCTGTGACAACAGCGTCGGCGGTGGCGGCGGTATGCCGCCCGCTGTGGTTCGAGCCCGGCAGATGCGCGCCCAAGCTGCAAACGCCGTGTCCGATCAGGTGGCGCTGATGGCGGTTGTCGAGATGCTTGCGGACGAAGGCGAGCCAGAAGCCCTCAGGAAGCGTTTGTTTGGCGGTGTGGGGGATTGTGCCACAAATGCCGCTCAACGCGCTGTGCGGGCCGTGGCGGGCGATTTAGCGGGGTATTTCGGGGCGTGAAGCCGGGCTTGCTTGGCTGTCACAAACCAGTGGCGCGGCGGCACTTGACACCCCGGCCCGAATATGCCAAGAAAGCGCATTGTCTTGAATTGCGTCCGAAGCCCGCCCTAACACGGCGGGCTTTTCGTTTGACGCTCCAAGCTGGCGCGGCCCCGGCACAATCCCTGCGATCCCCTAGCGCACCGACCGGCGAGCCGCGCCAACCCTATCCGACGAGGTGACACCATGGGCGCATTGCGTATCGAGCAATATCGCGGCCCTGCCCGCGAGTTCAAGAACGGCGGGCTTGAGGGCAGCCAGACAATGCCCATGCCGGTTTTGCCGCTTGTTGCCGCTGCGGAACTGCTGACCACCAGCGGCACAAGCGCGGCTTCGGCAACGCTGAACGACGCAACCCGCGCGGTCTTCCTTCGCAACACCGGCTCAACCAGCATCGGCGTGCGGATCGGCACGGGCACGCCGACAGCCCTGGCGACCGATGCCAGCGTGGTTGCCGGTGAAGGTCGCTGGTTCGGTATCGCGGATTCGCTCGTCGGTCAGACGCTCAAAATCGCGGCGATTGATTACTGATGTTCGGCGACTTTGGCTTTAACGGAAGTTTTGGCCGGTTTGGCATTTCGAGCGGTGGGGGCTCTGCGCCTGCGTCTGTCCTGTCTGCTGTGCAAGCCGATGGCTGGCAAGGCGTATGGGCATCTGCCACGCCGCCGACTTTTGACCCCGACAACAACCCGATCACGCAACGCTTTAGTCGTGCCGGCTATGACGCGAACGGCAACGCGACGACCTACACCGAGGACTTGGTTATTCTTCGCCGGGTGCGTAACCCTTATTCAGTTGGCGGCGCGCAACTGACCGACACGGCTTCAAACGTCGCCCTGCAAGATTACGTCCTGTCAACCGATAGCGCGGTGGGCGTCACCAACAGCAGCACCGAGATTAGCCCCAAGCCAATCGCCGCGTGGACAATGCGCGACCGCCAGATGGTCGGCGATAGCATCTATTGGGAAATCGCGGCGTTTCACTATTACGCACGCAACGGTCGGCAAGTGGCCTGTGTCCGGGTGCGCGGCAATGACGGCACGACGCAAACGCCATGGCAGGTTGTATCGACAACCGCCGTTTCAACCTATTGCGAGGACGCCAACGCTGTTGAGGTGTATTCTGGCACGCTCGATGTTTCGACGCTGGCGGCTGGCACGGTAAGCAACCCGGCGTCATGCTGGCTGGAAGCCGAAGTCATGCCGTGGATTGGCGGCACGGCGTCTGTCTGCCGCAGCGAGGATAGCAGCGTCGCCCGCGAATTCTCGCGCCGCTACTTTGGCCGCAACGTCACCCGTGCGGCGTCCCCGGCTTACGCCTATGTGGCGTCCGCTGGCGCTTCGCCCGCTGGCAATGATGCGACCGGCGTATGGTCTACCGACCCGACAGTGGCTGATGATTTTCCGTTTCTGACTGTCACGGGCGCACTGACTGCTATGAATGTCGGCGCTGGCAACCAAGCCGCCACCAACAGCATCATGGACGGTTGCCGCATCCGCATTGTCGACACGGTAAGCATGGGTGCGGGGCCTGCGACGGCGCGCGCTCAAATCATCGCCAGCCTTATCGTGGAACGCGCCCCAGGCACCGCCCGCGCGGCTGCGATCATCACGCATGGCGCATCGTTCCGCCCTCGCCTGACCCTCACCGGCTCGCCTGTTAGCCTTACCGAAGGCTCGATTGTCTTTAACGATGTGACGATCAATCGGACTGGCGCTTTCACCTTTATCGGCGAAGCGGCGAACCAGTTGCAGTGCAATTTTCACAACGTCGCCATGCCGAACACCAACACCGGCAGCATCCACACCAGCAACGCGCACGTCTATTTCTTTGGCATTACCTTTCCCACGACTGTTCCCTCGCTCGGCCAGACGGCGCTGCAAAAGCGCATCATGCGCGGAATTGTCGCCGATCTGAACAACACCGGCATGGAAGGTTGGGTAACGGTCGGCTGCAACATCACGCGGGTGAATGCGCTTGGGTTCGCCGACCCATCGAAGCCGTTTATTAGCTACAGCAACAAGTGGCTCAACCCTTCGTCTGCGGGCGGTGTTGGCTCGTTTCAAGGCGTTGTGTCTGGCGGCGATCTTGGCGGCTTGGTTTGGGTGCAAAACCTCATTGAAGCGACGCACACGACAACGGCAACGGCGGGCTTTCGGTTTGCGAACGACAGCCCGGCTCTTGGAAACATCGTTCACGCGGTCATCCACCACAACACCGAAACAGGATATGGCAGCGTCAATCGCCGCAATCAGGCTTACGACGAGGCTCCGGTCGCGCGGTTCCATAAGTTCATCAGCCAAGTTGGCGATCTGCCGTCGCAGCTCAACACCAAGGGCGACGTGTTCCAGCTTGACGCAACGCGGCTTGGCCAGTTTGCCTATACGCATGGCGTCGGTTGCCGTGGCAATTTCACTATGTTCCAGACCAACAGCGCCGTCACCTATAGCGAAATGCAGACCTTTCCGGGTCTGAATTGCAGCATTGGCACTTCGTCAACGGTTCGCAATGACCCGCTATTCACCAACTACCAAGGCACGGGCGGCTCTGGCGGCACGCCGTCAAGCGGCGCTGGCGGCGGCACCTACACGCTGACCGGGCCATCCCCGGCGCGCTCGCGTGTCGCTAACCCTGTGCTGGCGTTCGATCTGGCGGGCAATGCGCGGCCATCGGCAAACGACGCGGCGGGGGCTTACGCATGACCAACCACCGCCCTTGCACCTACCGCCCCGAATACTGCGACCTTGCGATTGAGGCGGGCAAGAATGGCAAGTCGCTCGTTTGGGTCGCGGCTCAGATTGGCGTTACCAAAGTGACGATCTACAACTGGATCGAGAAGTTTCCCGAGTTTGCCGAAGCCATGGCGCTGCGGACGGTTCACGCGCAAGCCAAGTGGGAAGACATCGGGCAAGAGAACCTGATTACGCCGGGCTTCAGCGCCTCGGCTTGGTCGCGTTCGATGGCCGCGCGCTTCCCGGACGACTGGCGCGAGGTCAAGGGGACTGAATTGTCTGCGCCTGGGGGCGGGCCGATCCAAACTGAAACCAAGACGACCGTTGACGTGGCAGGGTTAAGCGATGAGCAGCTTGCAGCGCTTGCCTCAATTCACACCGGCTGACGTTCACGCGGCACGCAAGGAGCTTTCGCGCCGCCACCTGTCAGAGTTTGCGCGGATGGTGGATATTCCCACTGTGCCGCTGTCGGACGATGACGAGGAAGACAATTTTTCGATTATCCGCATCAAGCGCCTTGCGGATCACCACAAGCTAATCTGCGATAGCCTGACCAAGGTTGAACGCGGCGAAATCCCTAACTTGATGCTGCTGTTTCCGCCCGGCTCGGCAAAATCGACTTACGCTGACGTGCTATTCCTTCCTTGGTTCATGGCGCTAAAGCCGCGCCGCAACGTCATTCTCGCCAGCTACGCCAGCAACCTCGCCGCAAAGCAGGGACGCCGGGCGCGACAGCTAATTAAGTCAAGTTCCTTTCTAAACCTAACCGGGCGCTGCCTAGACCCAAGCAAGACCGCCGCCGACGAGTGGATGCTAGATAACGGCAGCGAGTTTATGGCGGGCGGGCTGCTGTCGGGATTGACCGGCAACCGCGCGCATCTTGGCGTTATGGATGACCCTATCCAGGGCCGCGAGCAGGCGGAAAGCAAGACGATCCGCGACAAGACGTGGGAGGCTTACACAGACGACTTTTGCAGCCGCCTGATTCCGGGTGCGCCGCAGGTCATGATCTTGACGCGGTGGCATCAAGACGACCCCGCAGGCCGCATTTTGCCGGAAGATTGGAACGGCGAAAGCGGATGGTTTGACGGGCGCGACGGGCGGCGCTGGTATGTGCTTTGCTGTCCTGCCATCTGCGACCGGCCCGACGACCCGCTAGGCCGGAAGATTGGCGAGACGCTTTGGCCGGAATGGTTCAGCCTAGAGCATTGGAAGCCGTTCCAGCGCAACGCGCGCACTTGGACTAGCCTTTATCAGCAGAAGCCAGCGCCAGACGAAGGCACGTTCCTGAAAGAAGCGTGGTTTCATCGCTACGGAACCGCCGACAAGCCAAAGGCCCTGAACTATTACATGACAAGCGATCACGCGCCGAAAGGTGGCACGGGGTCGGATTGGAATGTGTTCAACATTTGGGGCATCGACGCAAAATCTAATATGTGGCTGGTGGACGAATACCGCTGCCAAGACACTTTCGACGTTGCTGTGGGTATCAAACACGACGAACGCGGCAACGCTACGGTTGCGGACGTTGGTGCTTTGGCGCTGATAAGACGTTACAAGCCGTTTGCATGGTTTCCTGAAGACGACGCAACGTGGAAGGCTTCAGAGCCGTTTATTCGCGCTGCGATGAGGCGAACGGGCGTCCATTGCCGGATTGAACCACTTTCGACCGCAGGCGGCGACAAGCCGACAAAGGCGCAACCGTTTCAGGCAAAGGCAAGCATGGGGGAAGTCTATCTCCCCGCTGGTTTTGTCGGTGACGAGATTATTAGGGAATACAAGTCTTTCCCCGCTGGAAAGCATGATGACCGAGTAGACGCGGCGGCAAACATGGGCCGCGCGCTCGATATGGCACACCCGGCGATCATAGCCAGCACACAACCGAAAGTCCCAACGAGCCGTTGGGATAGAGCCTTTGCAGGCAATGACGAGGAGGCGGACAGTTGGAAGACAGCCTGACCGCCAAGCCGCAGGGCCGCGACACCACCACCGAACTGACCGCCGCCATCAAGCGGTTCGAGGAGTCCGAACACGTCACCCGCCCGGCGCGCGTGCTGTCTGAGCGTGACCGCGACTACAAAGACGGCAAGCAGATCACCGACACTGAGCGCAAGGCCCTGACCGACCGCAAGCAGCCTGTGGTCATTTACAACCGCATTCAGCGCAAGGTGAACTACCTGTTGGGCCTGGAACGCCAGACCCGCAAAGACCCGCGCGCATTCCCTCGCACGCCGAACGATGAAGACGCGGCATCGGCTGCAACCGATAGCATCCGCTTTGTCTGCGAAAAGTCGCGGTGGGACGACAAGCGGTCGGAAGCCGCCGAAAACCTTGTCGTTGAAGGCACCGGCATTATCCGCATTGGTGCCAAGCAGACGCGCGAAGGTATCGACCCGGAAATCAGCCGCGTTGCTTGGGATAGGTTCTTCGCCGATCCGCACGCCAGCGCCTATGACTACCGCGACGCCAGTTACATGGGCGAAGTCATTTGGCAAGACATGGACGACGCCATTGCCAGTTTCCCCGATGGCGAGGCGGCGATTGTCGATACATGGGCGCGCGGCAAGGACACCGAGACATACGACGACAAGCCGAAGGACAACCTGTGGACGGACTATGGCCGTCGCCGGGTGCGGATTGTCGAAATGTATTACCGCGTCAAGGGCGTGTGGAACTTCTGCATCTTCACGCAGGCGGGGTTCCTGGTTGAGCCGCAGCCATCGCCCTATATGGACGAGGAAGGCCAGCCAGAGCATCCCTATGCGGTGCAGTCGCTCTATATCGACCGCGACAACAACCGCTACGGCGACGTGCGGATGATGATTAGCCCGCAGGACGAAATCAACAAGCGCCGGTCGAAGGCCCTGCACCTTATCACCATGCGACAGGCGCGCATCGGTCGCGGCTATGAAAGCAGCGCGGCGACGATCCGGCGCGAACTGGCAAAGCCCGATGGCATCATTGCGGCGGACGCTGGCGAGTTCGAGATTCTTGGCACGAACGACATGGCGGCGGCTAACCTGTCCATGTTGCAGGAAGCCAAGGCCGAGATTGACCTGTTGGGGCCGAACGCCGCGTTGCAAGGCAAGAACGAACAAGCCATGTCGGGCCGCGCGCTGATGGCGCAGCAGCAGGGCGGCATGGTTGAAGTTGCGGTGTTTCTTGACCGCATCCGTTGCCTGTCGCTCGAAACCTACCGCAAGGTGTGGAATCGCATCCGGCAGTATTGGACTGAGGAACGCTGGATTCGCGTGACCGACGATCAGCGCAACCTTAAATTTGTCGGCCTCAATCGCCCGGTGAAGGCTGTCGACGTGCTCGCCGAACAGATGGGCGTGACGCCGGAAAACTTCGCTGAGTTTGCACAACAGAATCCGCAAGGCGCGGCACAGTTGCAGGCGTTTGCACAGTCACCGGAAGGGCAGGCCATCGCCCGGACTGACAACGCGGTGAACGAGCTTGATGTCGACATCATTGTTGACGAAGGCATCGACACGCCGACCGTTGCCGCTGAACAGTTTGATATGCTTATCAAGCTGGCGCAGATGCAGCCCGGCACGATCCCGCCAGACGTGCTTATCGAGGCATCGTCGCTCAAGAACAAGGACGCGCTTCTCGAACGTATGCGCCAGCCTAACCCGGCTGCGGAAATGCAGCAGCGCGGGCAAGCGGCACAGGTCGCCAAGGTTGAAGCCGATGCGACGCTGAAACAAGCGCAGGCGGCAAAGACCGGGGCCGAAGCGCAGGCCATCCCGGCGAATGTGGCGATGTCCGCATTGCAGGCCGGGCAAGCGAGCGTGATGGCATGACTTGGGAAGCCTTGCCGATCAACTACGGACGCGGCGGCTATGTCGTGACGTGCAAGGCGGGCGCAATCGCGCGTTGCGCTCGTGTGCGCGACGTTAGCGCCCTGCCTGCCGCCGTGGCACAGCTTCAACAGGCCATCGCCGCCTAACTGACAACAAGATTGCGAACCGACCTGCGAAGCGGGGCGCTTTGCCATGCCTGCCGCCGAGGCTTTTCGGGCGTTTGGTGCCGCCGACCTGACGGGCGTTTGACGAGGGCAACATGAGCACGGATGCAACACCGCTATCGGATATTCTCGACAATGACACGCCAGCCACCGAACCGGCAGCGCGCGACGATCAAGGGCGTTTTGCCTCGGTCGCCGCCGATACCGAAACGGGGCAGGAAACGGGCGTAACGCCGCAGGAAGAACCGCCTGCCGCGATCAGCGAGCCGCCGTCGCAGTCTGTCGCGCCACCCGAACCGGCAACCATCCCCTATGCCGCCCTCCGTGACGAGCGAAACAAGCGCCAGGCGCTGGAAGCCGAACTTGCCCGATTCCGTGCAAGTCAACAGCCAGCCCCGCCGATGCAGACGCAGGCAGAACAGCCCGCCGATGCGCCGGATATGTTCGAAGACCCCGCCGGTTTCCAGGCATGGGTTCGCCAAGCCGCTGCCGCCGATGCCATGCAACTGGCTCGGCAGGAGTTCGCGCTTGAACGAACCCGCGCGTCGGCAATCGCCGCACAGTCCAAATATGCCGATTACGACGCCACGATTGAGGCGTTCAAAGGCTTGGCGGCGGCAAATCCGGGTCTTGAGCAGACCATGATGCAGCAGCCCGACCCGGCTGAATGGGCATACAGGACGGCCAAGACGCATCTTGAAGTGGCGCAATACGGGAGCGTTGACGCTCTCGTGGAAGCCCGCATCAAGGCGCGCGAAGCCGAACTGGTTGCCGCTGCAACAGCGCAAGTCCGCCCGTCGCTTCCCCCGACGATCACCACCGACCGCAATGTCGGCAACCGGACGCAAGGCCCCGCATGGAATGGCCCGAAACCGTTGTCGGCGATCCTCACATAATCCCGAAAGGATACCACCAACATGGCTGACACCGTTCAGGCAACCGGCCTCACTGTCGAACAGTGGGACGATGCCTTCTTCACCGAATACCTGCATGACGGCGGTTTCAAGCCCCTCATGGGCACGAACGAAAACTCCGTCATTCAGGTCAAGGAAGACCTGACCAAGAAGAAGGGTGATGTCATCACCATCGCCTTGGTCAACCGTCTGACCAATGCCGCCGTCACTGGCACTTCGACGCTGGAAGGCAACGAAGAAGCCATGGACACCCGGTCGCACTCGATCACCGTCAACAAGCGCCGGAATGGCGTCCGCGTTGCCGAAATGAGCGAGCAGCGTTCGGCCATCCCGCTCCGCAACGCCGCACGCGCGACGCTGCTGGACTGGTCGATGGAAGACACCCGCGACCTGATCATCACCGCGCTTGGCTCGCTGAACGGGACGGCCTTCGTCAGCCGCACCGCCGCAATCGCCGATGCGTGGCTGGTCGACAACGCCGACCGCGTGCACTTCGGTGCTGGCGTTGGTTCGTTCACCGATCTGTCCGCCGATCTGGCGCAGCTCGATACGACCAACGACCTGTTCAACGCGACGGCGCTCGACGCGATGATCCTGAAGGCCAAGACCTGCAACCCGAAGATTCGCCCGATGCGCGACGCTGGCAACGGCAAGCGCTATTATGTGGTCTTCGCCAACCCGCACGCCTTCAAGAACTTCCGCGACAGCATCGACACCGAAGTCCTGGCGCAAACCAGCGTCCAGATGCAGGGTTCGAAGCTGTTCGAGGGCGGCGACCTGATGTGGAACGGCGCGATTATCAAGGAACTTGATAACTGCCCGATCTACGAAAATCTGGGCGCTTCCGGCACCGCCGAAGTCACGCCGGTTTACCTCTGCGGCGCGCAGGCGCTCGGCATTGCTTATGCCAAGCGTTGGCGCACCGTGACGGAAACCTTCGATTACGGCGACAAGGATGGCGTGGCCGTTGACGGCATTTACGGCGTCAACAAGCTGACCTTCGGTTCGGGTTCGGGCGACCGCGACGATCTGAAGGATCATGGCGTCGTCACCGGCTTCTTCGCCACCACCGGCGCGGCAACCATCGCCGCCGCCGCCGCTGCCGAAGACTAAGCCACAACCGGGCGGGGGCTTCATAGCCTCCGCCCACCTTTTCTAAGCGGGGTGCTGCATGGCGACTTGCCGCTACATCATCAAGCGCGGCCTGCAAAAGCTCGCCATCATTGCGCCCGGCAACGACCCGGAAGCATCGGAAGCCGAAACCGGCCTCGCTGTGTTGCAGGGCCTGTTTGACACTTGGGCAAACGCCGGGATGTTCGGACGGCTCGACGCAGCCGGCATCACCGAGATTGAAGCGCAAGACATTGTGACGACCGCGCTGCCCGAAATTGGCGCGCCGGTTTCACTCCCCATTCTTGTCAAGAACAGCGACGGTGAAGACGTTTTGCCGCCTGACTTGGCCTATGCCGAATACGTCAACACCAGCACGTCTGAGCGCCGCGCCTATCTGTTCGACCGGCGAACGGCGAAATGGGCGCGCATTGATGCGCTGACGCTCGACACCGATTGCCCGCTTGCCGTCCGCAACAGCGAAGGCATGGCCTCGGCGCTGGCTGTCTATATGGCTGGCGACTTTGGTGTGGAGCCGGGGCCGCTGGTGCTGCGTCAGGCCGGATCGTTTCAGGTGGCGCTATCAACCCGCATGGGCGAACCGCGCGTTGAAACAACGGCGGTCTATTTCTAATGCGGCTGCAATACGGCCTAGCCGCATATCGCCGTGACGCATCGGGCTTGCCCGAAATGCGCGTGGTCAACCAGTATGTCGAAGCGCAACCCGCAGCAGGTGGCTTGCCGGTGCTGTTGGCGCGGCCCGGGCTGGCTCTACAGCGCAACAATACCGTTTTGCCAGTGTCGGGCCTGTTTCAGCAGGACGGCTGCGTAGGGGGCCGCCTTGCCAGCGTAAGCGATGCTTTGCGGCTCGATGGCGTGCCGATTGGCGCTGTGTCCGGTTCGGATCGTGTCCGTTGGGCGGCTGGCGAAGGCGAATTGCTGTTTTGCCGGGGAGGGCGCATCTGGCGCACCGAAGGCACAACGGTTGCGGCTGTGACGCTGCCAGACGACTTTTACGCCGTTGACATCGGCTTTCTTCGCAGCCGGTTTATCGCCGTCCAGCAAGGCACCGGGCGCATCTATTGGTCAGAGGAGCTTGACGGCACCGACTGGCCTGCTTTGAACTTTGCGACCGCCGAGCGTATGTCAGACCCGCTGATTGGCTTGCAGGTTGTCGGTGACTTCCTGTGGCTTATGGGCGGCGAGGGCGCGGAAGTTTGGGCTCCGACTGCGGACGATGACTTGCCGTTTGCGCCGATTGACGGGCGCGTGCTGTCCAAGGGCTGCGCGGCGCGCGATACCATCCAGCTTGCCGATAACAGCCCGGTTTGGGTGACGCATGACGGCGTTGTGGTTCGCGGCGGTGACGTGCCGTTGCGGATCAGTACGCACGCGATTGAGGAGCGTATCGCCGCGACGCCATTTAGCGCGCTGTCGGCTGTTGTGCTGCCTTGGCGCGGCCATGTTTTCTATGTCCTCAAGACGGCGCAAGGCTCGCTGGCTTATGACTTTGCGACCGGCGAATGGTCGGAATGGTCAAGCATCGGGCGCAACAACTGGCGCGTGGATTGCGCGGCACAGGTCGGCGCTGACGTGTTTGTTGGCGATGACGCAAGCGGGCGCATCTGGAAACTGAGCGACGACACCGCAACCGACGACGGCACCGAGATTCAGCGCATCTTTACCGCGCTGGCTCCAATGCCTGCGGGCGTGCTGCCGTGTCATGATCTGCGGCTCCAGGCTTCGACCGGACGCGCGCCGATCAGCGTCAACCCGGTTATCGAAGTTCGGGCATCACGCGACGGCGGCTTTACATGGGGCGCGTGGCGGCAAGCATCGCTAGGCACGGCGGGCGAATATCGCACGCGGGCGGCATGGCGTCGGCTTGGGCTTATCGACGCGCCGGGCATGGTGTTCGAGTTCCGGCTTACCGATGCGACGCCTTGGCGGGTTTCGGGTGTGGCAATCAATGAGCCTTTTGGCGGGCGTGGTCGATAATGGCACAGCCTCCGCTTCGTCTCACTCGCCTGCCGTCGCAAGAGCCGCGTTGGGAGTTCACGCAGCGCGCATGGCAAAAGGCCATGGAAGCGATTGAGGAATCCTTCGCGGGGCTTGCGGCGTCTGTCGCGGCTATCGAAGCAGCGCAAGCGGCGGCTGATGCTGCCAACTTAGCGGCTGCGGCGGCTAACACGGCTGCGGCGACGGCACAGACGGCGGCTGAAACGGTCGAAGCGTCAAGCGCGCTTGCCAACAGTTACACGACCGGCCTGACGATCACCGCGACCGATGCAGGGACTTCGGCAACCATCACGATCAGCGCGCACACGCGCGTCTATGGCGACGGGTCAAGCGTTTCGGTCATGGGCGGCTCGCTTACCGGGCTGGCCTATAGCAGCAGTTTTTGGGTCGGCTATGTGGACGCGGCAAGGACTGGCGGCGCTGTGACTTACACGTCCAGCGCGTCGATCCAAGGCAACGGCACAAGCGCGGATTATCACTTTGTCGGCGCGGTGACGACACCCGCCGCGCTTGGCGGCCCTGAACCGGGCGTGCCTGTCTTGCCGCCTGGGGCGAATATCCCGTGATTTACGAAGCCACGTCCGACGACATTCCGGCGCTTATCGAGGTCGGCAAGGCATTTCACGCGGCATCAAACAACCATATCCCGATGTGTCTGGAAACGCTGGAACGGACGCTGTTGCACCTGTTGGACAGCCCGGACGGCGTTGTCCTGATGACCGACAAAGGCTCGGCAACTGGCGCGCTTTTGCACCCGGCATGGTTCAACGCCTCACATCGCACCGGCATGGAACTTTTTTGGTGGGCACCCGCTGGCGACGGCTTGGCGCTGTTCGATGCGCTGGAGGCTTGGGCGATCAGCAACGGGGCGCAGAGCTTCGGCATGACGGCATTAGAGGCGCTGCGGCCTAGCGCAGTCGGGGCGCTGTATCGGCGGCGCGGTTATCGGCCTGTTGAACATAATTACGCAAAGGTGTTTTGATATGGCGATTGCAACGGCGGCACTTATTGCGGGCGCGGCGACGCTTGGCGGCGCGGCGATCTCGTCCGGCAATAACAAGTCGGCAACCAAGACGGCAGCTAACGCGGCACAGCAGACGGCGCGCGAAAACAACGCACTCCAGACGCAGCAGCGCGGTGAAAACATTGCCCGGCTAGACCCGTTCTTCAACCGTGGCAGCAACGCGGGCAATCAAATCGACGCGCTCTTGTCCGGTGGCGCTGGTGCTGACCAAGCCTTCCAACAGTTCCGCGATGGCAGCGGTTACAACTTCATCCGCGACGAAGCCTTGAACGCCACACGCGGGGCTTTTGCCGGGCGCAGCGTCGGGCAGTCTGGCGCGGCGATGAAGGCATTGCAGGAACGCGCCGGGCAGATTGGCAGCGCGGTCGGGTTTCAACCGTATTTGAACGCATTGCAGACGCAACAGGCAACCGGGCTTGGCGCAGCGTCGGCACTCGCGGGCGTCGGGCAGAACTTCGCCAACAACGTGAGCGCCAACAACAACAGCGCGGCCTCTGCAACCGGCAACGCGGCACTCGCGGGCGCATACAACACCAACCAGGCTATCGGGCAGGGCGTCGGGGCCTTTACCAACTTGCTCGGCTCTAGCTTTGGCGGCGGTGGCGGCGGCTTCAATGCGGGCGCGGCTTTGGCTGGCACGCAGATGCTACCGCAGTTTGCCGCGCCGGGGATTGGCTTTGCTGGCGGCGGCGTGTTGCCGGGCGGGGGGACGTTCTAATGGTGGTCGATATCAACTGGAACCTCGCCACGGCACAGCCGAATATGCTGCAACTGGCGCAGCAGGGCTTTGAGCAAGGCCGCGCGCAAAAGATGCAGGGTATTCAGGATCAGGCCCTGGCCAAGATCAGCGCCAACCCGAACGACGCGAGCGCCATCAACGCGCTCTTGCCGGTCAATCCGGAACTTTATGGGCGGTTGTCGGGCGCGCTACAGCAGCGCCAGCAAGCCGAACAGCAGGCCGCACAGCAGGCAACCCGCCAACAGGCCATCGGCGGCGCGCTGTCGCAGCTTGACGGCCTGCCCGAGCCGGTGCGGATGCTGGCACAGTCCGACCCCGAAGGCGCAATGCAGCTTTGGGAAATGTCAGGCAAGATGGACGAACAGCAGGCGGCGGGCGCAAAAGCCAATGCCGAACGGCTGGCGGCTGTTGTCACCGGACTTGCCGAATTGCCGCCCGAACAGCGGTTTGCACAGGCCGTCCAGCTTGCGCCGCAGTTCGGTCTTGACCCGGCGCGCATCACCCCGGAATCACTGAGCGATCAGGGCATCCAAGCGATTTTGGCGCAGGCAATGGGCGTCAAGGGCGTGCTTGATTATCGGTTGAAGGAGCGCGAGTTCGGCGCAACGCAAAGCTATCGGGCGCAGACGCTTGGGGTGCAGATGCGCGGGCAGGATATGACCGATGCGCGGGCGCGTGCGGCGGCTGCAAGCGGTGGCGCTGTTGGCGGTATGGGCAAGGCTCCGAGCGGTTATCGCTGGAAAGCTGACGGCACGCTTGAGCCGATCCCTGGCGGCCCTGGCGAAGGCGGCAAGCTGACCGAAGGCGAGGCCAAAGCAACCGGCCTTTATCGCAGCGCGGCGGCATCGGCGAAGGCGTTGAACGATCTGGCGGGCAAGAACTGGAACCCGTCGATTGTCGCCCGCACGCTCGCCGAAGGTGGCGCAACAGCACAGACGGCGCTTTCCCCGCTTGACCGGCGCGCTTACAACGCCTTCCGCAACCTTGCGATGGCATCGCTGCGGCTTGAATCCGGCGCGGCTCTGACCCCGCAGGAAATCAGCCTAAAGGCTATGCAGTTTATCCCGTTGCCCGGTGACGATCAGGCGACGCTTGCCGACAAGGCCGAACAGCGCGGCGCGGCACTGTCGGCGCTTCGTGATGCCGGCGGGCGCGGGACACGCGACCTGCCGCGCGTGACGGGCGGCGCTCCTAAGGCGACCCCTGACAAGCGCGTTGCAGGCGGCACCCTAACCGCGCCCGTAAACGGCGTCCGCGAGTGGAGGCCCTAATGCCGATTGACGTTAAAGGCCCTGACGGCGTGGTGACGCGCTTTCCTGACGGCACCCCTGACGCGCGCATTGGCGTTGTCATGGCGGGCATCTATGGCAAGCAGAAGACCCGCGACGGCGCGCGAGAAGGCCAGCGCCAGCAGATGCGCCGCAATCCCTTGCTTGGCATTGGCGACCGCTTCAATGACGCGGTTACGCTTGGCCTGGGTGACGAGATTGCGGGCGTTGCGTCGGCTGGATCGAACGCACTTCTCGGCGGCATCGGAACCGGGCTGCGGGCGCTTGGCGTCAATAATAACCTGCCTGAGTTTGCGCCCGTTGAAGCCTTCCAGCGCGGTCGCCAAGAGTTCAAGGACGACACCGCTAAGGCAAAGCGCGAAATGCCGGTTGCGTCGGGCGTTGCTGACGTGGCGGGGCTTGTCGGCTCGATTGGCACAGCCCCGGCGCGCGCGGCTGTTGGCGGGCTTCGTGCGGCTGTGACGACTGGCGCAAAGCAAGGCGCGATCATGGGCGGCGTGTCTGGCGCTGCGGGTTCGGATGGCAACCTTGTCGAACGCGCCGCTGCGGGCGCTGTCGGGGCTGGCATCGGCGGCGCTGGCGGCGGCGCTTTGCCGTTTGCGGGCCGCATGATCTCGAACACCGTTCAAGGCGCGCAACGCATGACCGGGCGCGGCGGCACGGTTGCGCCTTCGGTTGTTGCAGACGCGCTCAAGGCCGATGGCGGCATTCGTCGCGCTTCGACCATGGTTGACGACGCACAGACGCGCGGCGTTCCGCTGGCGCTTGGCGATACCGGCGACAACGCGCGGGCAATCCTGGCATCAACTGGACGCCAACCCGGCGAGGCTCGCACGATTGTGCGTGACATGGCGATCGGTCGCCAAGAGGGGCAGGCCGACCGCATTGCGGGCGCTATCGGGCGCGACCTTGGCCCCGTGGCTAACCCGCGTGCTGTGTCTGAGGCGTTGCAGCAGGAAGCCAAGGCGGCAGCAGCGCCGCTGTATGCCGAAGCCTACGCAGCCCCTACGCCGATCACAGACGACCTCGCCGCCATTCTGAAGCGCATCCCGCGCGCCGCAGTCGATAACGCCAAGCGC